AGGAATAACCACTACCACCATTAACAACCTCAACACCTATAATTTGACCGGGAGTTACAGTATTTTGAATATTCAATTGTTGAAGTTGAGTAATAGTAGCTGATCCAGAATCTACTGTTACAACTTGTACTGGATTGAAAGCTGCAGTTAAAAAACTAGAAGCTTCACCTGCAGAAATAGCATATAAAAGTTTCCAACGATAACCATCTGATGTTTCAAATGCTTGAACCTGATTTACACCAGCAGTACTAAATGATGGTTTTACTGTAGATGGATTTGCTTCTCCTGCTGAATTTTTACTTTGATGAAGACAAATATAAACTTCATTATCTTCAGTTAAAACATAATATGGATCTGTAGGATATCCTTGTTGTTTATCATTCCAAGCAGAATATGTGTTTCCTGATGTCCAGTTATTTCTTGACACTACTAATGAAGAAGCTGTAACTTTTTTTATTGACTCAAGATTACCTCTACCAACTCTTTCTTCAAAAGTATGTCGAAGTGGAGTAATAATAGTATCCGATGAGTCATAGGTATCAGTTTTGCCAATACCAATATAAAACTCACTAGAATCAGTAGTATTTTTTACTTCTGTTAATAAATCACTTGCTAGTTTTCTTTTAAATGGATCTGTTACAATTGCTGTCATATTATGCCACCGTCGTTACTGATTGGTTACCACAAAGGAACCAGTTTGTTCCATCCCAAATACATGTCGCTGCCTCATTTTGGGCAATTGCGAAGCTTGTGCCAGCCGCAAAATTAGTAGGTGTTATTGTTGCAACACCGGCACCTTTATTTGAAAATATTTTTTGTTCTCCAACAACCGTACCGTCTGCAAGGCTGACAGCCAGGCCTGAAGCTTTATTACATATAATATATGATGCCGCAGTTGAAGCCGCACCATCAGCTGTTATTGTAACAGCTTTTAAAGAAAACTTAGATTGAATATCTACAGAACCTGTACCTTTACCAGCAAGTTCTAGATTTAAATTTGTTCCACCTCCAACAGCATCAATAGTTGGACTATTACCTGAAGCAGTATTTCCGATCGCAATATTATTTATTGCAGAAGCTGCCTTTGTAAATGTAATTAATTCATTACCACTTGAGTCAACAATTAAACTCATTTTTGGAGAGTTAATAGTTGGAGCGGATAATGTTTTAGCAGTTAATGTTTGAGTTGCATCGTTAAGTGTAACAATACCACTAATATCTGGTAATTGAATTTGTCTATCTGCTGTTGCATTAACTGCAGTCAGTCTTGTTTCGTAATCATCTGGAGTAGCACCTTCAAATACTATAGCGCTATCTTCAAGTGTTATTTGCGAAGACAGATTATCGCTATCGCCTCCACCAAGTGCGCGATAGATCTCAACAAAATTATCATTTATCTTACCACCAGCCGTACGAAGCGTATCGCCGTTACCGTCATTAGCTGATGACCCGATTCCTATATTTTTTCGTGCCATGTTTTTATCCCGTTTACCTTATTTATATCGAAGAATCTGATGAAATTCGAGTAAATATGTCATTATCCATAGTTTCTGTTGTCATTGCAAAGTCTGGTCGTCCGCTAGTATCACTATCATCAAACTTAAATGAGTTTGGAGTGAGAAGTGTTTTAATATCATCATAGTATGTAACAAGTAGCGATGCGGTAAGATCTGAATCATCACCATAACGACTAATATCTTGTTCAGGCTTAAAGCCAACACGGAATGTTGTACCATCCGATGAATCTTGTAGTCCAGTAGTTTCACCAAAAAGTGTGCCAGTTGCAAATGATGCCGTACCTGCAAAAAGTGGATTTGTTTCTTCAACTTCAAGTGGATCATGTAAAGTTATAACAGGTCCAATATTAGTTTCAGTTTGTGCTAAAACATCACCGGCAAAATGAAAACCTCCCGGGTGCACAAATCTTTTGTATAGCTTTTCATAGTCTGAAATTGAAAGGCCTGATTTAATTAATATAGAAAAAATCTGAAAACGTTTTGCATCTTGAATAAACTTCTGTGAATCAAATCCAATTTGATCTTGACCTACAATAAATATATCTCTTTTTGGATATACTACCTCAGCTTCTTGTCCAAAAAATCCACGGAAGAATCCTTCGGCAGCTGGCTTAGTTCCTTTTTGTTGATAAAAATTACCAAGTAATCTTGCCATAAGTCTAGGCTTTTCAAAGAAAGAAGATTGAGTTAATCCGTTACCAATCTCTCCAATAATCTGATCTAAAAAATCTTCATCTGTATCTGGAATATCTCTTGAAGCAAATATATCTTGAACTTTTTGATGAAAATTAAATTTACCGGCATCACTATCAAGAAATTCTTCATAGGCTTCCATAAATTTAATAAATTTCGGATTAGACTGTTCGAACCATCCAGGTAAGACAGTCGATACTTCTGACCTTTTAAGAACAGGATCTCTACGATTTTTATCTACCGATGTAATTGCCATTTTATATCGTTAAGGTTGTAGTTGTATTCTGAAAATCGATAGTACCAGCGGCTGATGTTTTACCAGTATCTAATTTTACAATATAGTTTCTTAAAGGTTTAATTGTATTTTGATTTGCCGGAATAATTGATATTTTTATTGCTGATCCATTAAATGCTGTTACTGTTCCTCCAAATCCAGAAATACTAACTTTACCAGTAGTTTGATTATAACTACCTATATTATCAAAAATGACAGTATTATTAGTAGCATCAAATATTTCAAGAGTAGTAGAAGATAGTTTATTTCTTATAATACACGTACTTCCATTTATTGTAAAAGGAGTAGATTCTAATATTCTATTTACATCGTCTGGTGCTGCTAATGCAACTGGAAAAGCTATTTCATAATCTGCAACAGTATTTAATGTTGGAGTAAAACTTTGTTGAACTTTAACAGATGTATCAGAATTTAAAATAGCTGGTGATATTGCATCTATTGCTGTAAGCAATGCTGATTTTCTAAATATACTATTAAACTTTCCTAAATTTGCTGTAAAAAATGTTGCAGCCTCTGTTTTAATATTTGATTGAGTAGCATCAAGTGTTAAGTTTGTAAGATCTGGATCAAAATCAAAAGTAATAGCTAATTCTATAAATGTATCGATAGGATCTACAAATTCTGTATCGATTGACATTATTCCTAAATTAGGAGCGATTACACTTTGAATTGTATTTTTAGTAGATGTTTGTACCGTTGAAGAAATATTATCTTTAAATTTAAGCGATATGTATACATCACCAAAAGTTGCTGGTATATTATCTTCTCCACCCCATGATGCGACATCATCTAATAGTTGAGTAAATCTTTGAGATATAATAGCTTTGTAATCATCAGCTGTAACTAGTCTTTGCTGAGATGCAAAAGTAATTGGAGCATTAAGCTTGATTGATTCAATAGATTCTTTTTCTCCACCACCAGCAGAATTTACGGTTGTTGTGACTGTAGGAGTATAGCTTACTCCACCAATTGATATTGTATCGTCTGCAGAAAATGTACTAATTAAATTTGCGTCCGCTCCATTAGTTGCAAGATATGTTATAACAATTTTATTGCCGGCTACCGGTGCTTTACCAAGAACGTTGTTTTCACCAAAAATAAGTTCAAAAAATCCATTGGGTGTTTCACGAATAATAAAAACTCTAGAATTAGTATCAATCCTTACAACACTTTCAATGTCATTATAGGTATTAAAAGTGCTTGATGTAGTAGTATCAAATACATCAATTTTGAGAGTATTTTTATCTAAATTAGCATCTGGAATAACATAAACTTGATTATCAGTAGTTTCTCCAACTATGAATGTTTTAGTTCTTTGTGTACCTTCTGTGATTACAACTGCAGAAGATCCAGATTCAGTTTTAAATTGAAAAGTACCTGAACCGTCATTTGTTGCAGTATGAGTTTCTAAAGTTTGAAAAGCATACGTATCTTCTCCAATTGTTCCAGTAAATGTTGTGAAAGCCGGTAAAGATGCACTAGCTGTAATTAAGTCTGAAGTTTCAACTTTAAAGTCAATAGTAGCAAATGCTCCAGTTTTAGACGCCGGATAATAACCTACAGTCTCAGCATGAGATACAACAGATGATCTTAATTGTGCTGAATTTAAAAATGATTCGTTAATTGCAAAGTTTGCTATAAGACCATTAATATGTGTATTATATGCTAGTACATCAAGAATGTTACTAAGTCCTGATGCTTCGAAGTCATAATCAGTAAATTCTGATT